GCGCAAAGTTGCCTCTTCGTAGTCGGCATAGAGTCGCATCTGCCACTCATGGTCGCGCCAGGCCGTGTTGATTATCAACTCGACGCCATCGCGCGCTGCGGCACTCGACATGCGGGCGAAGTCCAGGGCCGCATTGGCAGACAGGAAGGCATCCCGCCCCTTAGAGTCCTTGCCGATGTAGGTCAGCTCGGCCTCGTAGCTGAGCCCGTGACGAAAGAGAGTGGCCTTCATCGCTTCTTCCCCCTGCGAAACAATTGGTCGACCTTTTCGACGGCCGAATGCAGCCCGTTGATGTGTTGATGCGCGACGTTTATCGACGCGGCCATATGCGCCAGCTCGTTCCCGAGCGCCTCACCGTGCGTCCTGACAAGCTCTCTGATTTCCCTGATAGCCGCCTGGAGCTTGGCGAAGTCAGTTTCCAATACGTCGATTTTGCGCAGCGCAACTTGCACCTGGGCAGGGGCTGGGCAGACGCGCTCGTGATTGTGGGGGCAGTTGGCGCGGCTCATTGGCGCACCTTGCACAGCTTCGCGCGATGGTACGCGATTGAGGTTGTCATGCTGCGGTGCACCTCGATGCCAGCCTCGTGCAGCCAAGCCGTTGCGGCCGCGTGCTCCCCCCGCTCGTGCGCCTGGTGGGCCAGCGCGAGGGATAATTGTCTGCGAGTGATTACGCCCTGTGCCACCAGCTCCTCGCCGAGTCTGCGGTCTTTGTAGAAATCGTCAGCCGCCGAGCGCACAGAGTCAGCCGGGACGCCGATAGCAATCAACGATTCCACGAGCGTTGGGCCTTTTTGCTTTCGCCTCATGGTCGCAAGTCCTCACGCAGTTCGCGCAAGGCCTCGGTCACGGTGCCCAATACGTCCGACAACGCGCGCTCGGATTCAACGCGCCTCTCGACCTCGCCTAGGACCCATGCGTAGTGCTCTCGGTGGGCGCTTTCGAGCTGCTCCGCGAGCGTCCCGTTGCGCCGCCACAAGCACCACGTCGCGAACAGCGCAGCGAGGGCTAGTGCGACAGCACCAGCAAGGGCGCCACCATCCTGGAATATACCTACCGCTTGGCTCGCTTGGTCTAGGGGGTTCATTTGCAGCCCACCAATAGCGCGAGGTAAGGCCCAATCTCCGGCGCATACTCGCCTATTTCTGCGCTGTTGTTATCCCAACATGCGACGTTCTTCGGCTCTCGCCCCCAGCAACGGACATGATGCAATTCGTGAGCGAGCGCTCGGATGGCGTCGGGGTCGTTGCTATTGAGCGCGACTGACACCGGATAGTTGGCGCAGGCGTGAGCCGCCTTGCCCTTGCAATAGAGCGGGGAGGCCGCAAAAACGAACGTAAGCCCGCCCTCGTAGAGCCTTTGCATGTCATCGGGGTCGCTGGCCACACTCTGGGCCGCATCGAGAGCGCACTCGAACTGGCTCTGTGGGATGGCGCGGTCGCCCGATTCTACGAACACTTTCGGCCCTTGGCGAGTCGTGTACGCGGGCCTATCCCAAAACGCCAGTATCTCCATTATGTCTCCGCACGAGAGACAAGCGGCGCCGACACTCGCCACCCCTGCCACTACGAACCAAGCGGGGATGGCGGTCTTGTGGGTCATTTGGAGATGGTCACGTTTTTGATGAGGGCGCCGCCTGTGGGATTTGACGCCCCGTCATACGATGCCTGCACGCGGAGGACGTTGGTCCCTGTCGGTGAAGCCCACGCTGATGTTGACGACGCCAGTACGGACCCGTTTCTAGTTGTAGTGTATTTGTCTGCGTCGAAATTAAACCGCACGATCCACGATTCTGGCGTGCCAGGGGTAAGCGTTTGTCCTGCGCCTGAAAACATCACCGAATCCAACAACACGGTAAATATGAATTGCTCGGTGCTCTGCCACGCAACAAGGATGCGATTGGTGTCTATCCCGCCGTCGTCTGTGCGGAGCATGATGCTTCTTGCGGGGCCAGCAAGATCGGCCATAAATGGCGTCCACGTATACTTTAACGTGTTATTTCCGACCCATGTCCCCGTCGCGCTCACAATCGGCTGACCAATCGAGTAGCGGAGCCAGTCCCCGCCCCCACTTGCCGCAGCTGTGGTTGTGGGGATGACGATCGGGACGGGGTATCCAATCGACTTCGCCGCCATCATCCCACCCACGTACACAGTCCCCACATCGGCCACAGTCGCCCAGTCGCCCACGGTCAGCTTGATTGCGCCAGTCGTGCAGTTGCCATCGGCGAGGGTCCATGTCCAAGTGCACGTGGTCCAGGTCGAGGCGTTGATGGTGCACGCGGTAAAGTTGACCGTTGACCCAGCGCAGACGCCGGACTCGTCTACCTGCAAATCCAGTTTGGTCGCGTCCGGACTCTTGGCGATGGCCTGTATCTGGATAGTTGCCGCAGTCGCGAGCGCCGTTACATCGATAGATTGCGAGACACCTTCTACCGCTCCCGCATCGTTGTCGGTAAATGTACTGATTGCGCGGCCATCGCGGTATGGGGTTGATGTGGAATATGCGGCGCGAACCGGAGTGCCCACGTCGCCCCACGTCGCCGTCAGATTATCCGATTGCAGCAAACTGTTCGAGATACTCGGGTGAGCAAAATATCCTGACCCGCCTAAGCCAGCGCCCGTGAATCCTGGCGGGATTTGGCAGCCCAACATGGGGGTGTCGTCTGAAAAACAAGAAAGGGCCCCGTCAATCCAGCAGCACTGCCCGCCAGCTCCAACCGTATTTGTGAACGTGGCTGCGGCGTAAGCTTCTCCGCGAGTGTTGGAGATACCTATGATTTTCTTCGACATAGCCGCCACCTGTGCAGCGGTTAACTCGACCCCTCGCCATACAACAACAGCGGCCACGCTGTTTGAGTAGGTGGCGACATTGGAGCCAATATCCAAAGACGCCGCTGGGGCTGCCGTGTTTCCCGTTGGATATGTAGCCGTCGAACTCCCAACGGTTCCGTTTCTGTACAGCCTCAGCCCATTGGCCACACTTACCGTACCGCATATAAAATTCCACCCAATCCCGTCGATTGCGCCACCGCTGGCGGATTTTGTTTGTGGTGTGTCCCCGTAAACATAAAAGAACGGCACGCCGCTATTAAACAACAGGCGCCACCCAATCGACGCACCGGCCTGGCCTGCAATGTAGGCGGTCACGCCAACCGCCCCGTCACCAACAAGGGCACACGCGGACAGCGACCCGTTGTTGATGTCGGCCTGGTTCCCGCCTACGTATTTTGTGAGCCCTGGAAATCTCTGCGCGGTCATGCACCTCCCGTCCATTTCGTCAACACTGGAATAGTCACCGCTTGGGCAAAATTGAGTGCCCACGGAAACAGGCGACCCTGTGGCCGTAAACGTCCCCGCCCCGCACGAATTGATCGTAGGGGCCGAACCCAACCAACACACATCGGGGGCCGAGCCCGCCAATGCTGTGATCTCGGAGATGGAGGCGAAACCGTTTTGCGAGAGGGGGGCGGAGAATACTTCGCGGGAGCCCACGCCCTGGCGATTCTTATAGAATGGCAGGCCTTGCGCTAGGGCAACGCCAGACAGACAAAGAAGCACAATCACCAGAGCGCGGCGCATGGTTAGTTAAGCCCCAAGAGCCAGCAAGAGCCGTTGACCGCCACATTGCGCGCCGCGACGACGAGAGGGCCGCCAGAGCTCGCCCCGGTCACGAAATAAAAGGGCATGTCGGCGGGCCACTTCATGTCACCAGAAGCTGCTGTGCAGGTCGTGTTGGCGCAAAAGCGCATATACACCTGAGAGTCGCAAATGATGACATACATCTGGTTCACATTGAGCGAAGTGCTAGCATCGCTGGACGCCGCTGTAGCGCTTACCTCCTCCGCGGCGCCTAGCGCAGGAAGGCCGATGCGAGCGCGGTTCAATGACTGCCGCTCGTTGTAGTCGGTGGCCATGGCAAGGGCGGGAAACAAAAGGATGATGGCTAGGGTTTTCATTGCTGGGGCTCCTTATTGGGAACGAGTCCGAGAACAGTTGCTTGGGTTAGTATTTTCGAGACTACACTCTGGCCGATCCTCTGGCCTTTTCCGATCGCATCCCCGGCGCGCATTGCCTTGTTGAATACATCAAGTCCTTCGGGGGTGGACATAACAGTCGCCAGATTTTCCTTGCTTGAGAAAATCGAGTCAAACACCTTCTTTAGCGCACCTACCTGCGGCGCTCCTGCCATGGCTGCGGCGTCTGCTGCCTTCCCCATGGCCTCCTCCGCCATGAATGCAGTCTGGGCCCCGCGCAAATTAGGACCAAACGACGCACGACGCAGCCACATTGTGGCCTCTTTGAATCCTAGTTCTGCCTTGGCATCCCCGCGAAATACCGCCGCGAGCTTCGCGTTGGTCTTGGGGTCGATGATGTCCTTATAAAATCCTTCTGGTCGGATCTGCGTCGCATTCTCCGCGCCCTTCGTGGCTCCTTCGCGTGCCTGCATCCCGAACCTACTGGCGCGGTCGAGCATGACCTGGGCCCGTAGCTGGCGGGCCATGGCCGGATCTGCTTTCTCTATGAGCTTAAACGAGTCTGCGATCTGCTGCGGCGAGCTCGCCATGATGCGGTCCGTTATGGTATCGGCTGCTCCCTTCTCCGAGGCCGCAAATAGCTTGTCAACCGTGTCGGTCGTGATTGATTCGATCGCCTGCGTATGCTCTCGCCAAATGGCGTTAGCCTCTCGGAGCTTTTGCACCGCAGACTTGCTTGCGATGCCCTTCTCCGCAAGATCAAAATCGGCCTCCATGGCGTCTCGCAAAAGGCGTAGATTTTTGTCCTGAAGGCTGGGGGACATCTTTCCTGAGAAATTAAGCTCCCCTCTCATGTACGATAGGATCAACGATCTTGCGCTCTGTGCGTCTTCTAGCGTAACTCTCCCCTTTGCCGTGGTCCTAGTGGCTAGCTTGTCAAGCATGGCCTTTACCTCTGATCCAATGTCTGCGGGTAGCTTGCCAAGGATCTCAGACTTGGCAGCTTCAAGGTTCGTGGTCGGTATCAGGCGACCGCCCCCCGCTAGCGCCATGGCTTCATCATAAACTGGACCAGCCGCTTCGCGACGCGCTGCGAGCAGCTTCTTTCCGTATTCATCGATCGTGACAAGCAGCTTCTTGCCGACTTCCTCTTTGCCAAGCGCCGCGGGGTTGCTGGCCACTTCATTCACGATCGCGTTGTAATTCTCTTCCATGGCCGCGATGCCCTTGGCCCTCAAGGCCTGTGCCCTGTCGATTTGCCCAGACTTTCCCGATTGCTCTGCGTAGCTTTCCGCTAGGGCCGCACGCCTGGATCCAGATTGCTGCGACGGTAAAAGAGGGATCTCTTTCCCGATCCGCTCCTTGGCAACAGCTTGCAGGGCGTCCGTCTCCTGCATCATTTCGCGCTGCGTCTGGCCGGTCTTTGCTCCGATGACATCGGCGACTGGGTTGTCAAGCTCGCTAGCAGCAACTCGGCCTTCGGCGGCAGCAGCTGACTTGCCAATGAATCGTTGGCCGGCCCCTTGTATGATCTTGCCCGCACCTGCACCGATAACGCCAGCTGCACCACCAACCACGCCACCACCTACCGTCTCGGTAGCGAATCGACCAGGCTCCGAGAATGGAGAAGCGGTAGACTCACCGGCCGCTTGAATGGCTCCTTGCGCCGCGCTAGATCCTGCCGTGGCGGCCAGTCCTTTTGCTCCGGAAATGGCGGGGTTGATCAAGTTGTTAAACGCCCCCGCCCCCTTTGCGACTGCTCCCGTGGCCTTCGATGCAATGGCTCCTGGCGCCACAGCCCCGGCAATTCCGCCAGCGATCTGACCGGCTCCGTATGCCTTGGGATTCTCCTTGGCTGCCGCTTCGTCTGCGCTCTGGTTTTCGAGTTGGTATTGCCGATACAGCTCGCCGAAGCCCTGAGGGTCATCGGTCACCATCTTTTGCAGGGCCGCCCCCACTAAAGCAGAAGCCTCGTCGCCCCAAGACATGGTTAGTCCCTGGCCTACCCCGCGCACCGCAGCTTCGACTGGACCAGGTTTCTCTTGCTCTGTGGGCGCCTCGATTGGAGTGAATCCACTGGGCAGCGGCTTGGAGTCGTCCCAGGTTCCTGTCATTCCGTCGGGGGCCCTAACGCGGATGGAGCCCATTAGCGGACTCCGTCGGGAGTGAAGCCGGGGGGGTACTTCGACCAGTTCGATTCAGGCAGACGATAGACGCCTTCGCGCAGGCCGCCCAAAAGGGCGTCAACGCCCTGTTCTCGCATGACCGAATCCAGCTCTTTCCATGCCTCGATCTTCTGCTGCAGCACCGGGCCAACGTCATCAGGACGCGGAAGGCTTTCCTTCATGCGGGCAAATTCGCCCTCGGGCACATTGGCGCCAGCTAATTCTGAGATGATCGGATTAGTGAACCCACCGATCGCGGCAACAACGCGGGCCCTTCTGCGCAAAAGATCTTCGTTTGACTTTAGGCCGACAGACTTCTTGATCTCTTCTAGCTTGGCCCCGCCACGCTCCCACAAAGAGCCGACCTTGTCATACCCTCCGAGCTCGCTGATGGTGCGCTCCATTATCCCAATCTGCGCCGCCCTCTTGTCGATCGCCTGGATATCCTTTTGCGTTGCCGCCTGCTGTCCCGTGGTAAGTGGCGACACCGCCTGTTGCCCGCCACCCATATTGATTACGGTGCTAGGCCCGCGCGGCAAGATCTGCTGTGCAACGTACCTCTGGAAGCGAGGATCTTGTGCTGCCTCTGCGGGAGAACCAAACCCTGTTGCCGCTGCTGCGTTTGTCATTTCCGATGTCGGCTTAGGCGCCGGCGTCTTGCGCGCAACTTCTGACTGGAAGATCGGCACCAACGCAGCGAAGTTGCGATCACCTGCTGCAGTAGCGCCAAGAACCTGCGACAGACGCGGGTCGATTGCCCCCATCTTGATCCCGCGGTCTAGGTCTCCAAGAACCGACGAGATAGCGTCTGGATCTTTGTTCTTGGACAGAAATAGCGCGGCCTTGTATCCAGCATAGGCTGTATTCGCGTCGCGGTCTTGGGTGGCCGTCATTACTTCCTGCTCTTGCTTCTGACGAGCCTGCATCATTTGCGCCCTGCCCTGCTCAAGCTTCTGGTATTCGGCAGGGTTTACCTGCTGCAACAGTGCAGATTGGCCTTTGCCGTATAGGCCCTTGGCCTCCTGCAGGGTTGTGGCGTCATACATGGCCGCTCTTTCCATATCGCTCTGGCGTCCCTGCGCCTCGATCTGGCCGCGCAAGATCTCACCCTGCGTGCGAGCGTTCTTGGCCTGCTGAGCGGCTAGGAATATGGACAAGATGTCAATTGCCATTGTCAGCCCCTAGCGAAATGATGCGTTGCCCTGCATGGCCCAGTTGGTTCCGAACTCGTCTTGCGGTGGTTGCTGGCCCTGATTGGCCAAGTACATCGCACCAAGCTGCGTCAAGCTCCCGCCCAAGTCACCCAGGGCCCGGTACCCAGCCCCGGCCCCTGCCGCCCCGGCCTGGTAGGTGGGGAGCGTAGCCGCAGTCAATGACGTGTTCTGCGTGGCTGCATTGTTTAGCGCGTTGGCGTACCCCGCAGCCCCCTGCATGCCGAGATTGGCGATCTGCGAGCCCGTTCCCGTGTAGAGATTGGCCAGCTGCGAGCCGAAACCGCTCGCCGTGTTGGCCATATTGCCATAGTATCCTTGGGAGAGATTCGACAGGTTCGAGCCAAGCCCAAGAGCGGTGTTGGCTTGCCCCTGCCCCAGCCCTGAGTAAATCCCAGCCAGCCCAGAAGCTGCTGCACCTTGCTGGCCGAGGCCCTGATAGTCAGCGCTCGCCCCAGCCTGGCCATAGCCAAGGCGCTGCTGCATGTAATTGCCGTATTGTTGATTCGCCAGGCCCTGGGCGTTCTGCTGCAAGGCTTGCAGGGTAGAACCACCCAGGCGACCACCCTTAGCCGCAGCGCTGCGATTGATCGCCTTCTCGCTCTGCTGCAGGGCGTACTGATATCCTGGATCGGACTGGAATTGGCTGGCTGCAGTCTGATAGTCGAGATTCTGCCCCGCCCTTTGACGGGCCGCAGCAACGTCCTGTTGATACTGCGAGAGCTGGCCAGCGGCTTGGGTAGCGCCGCCTTGCAAGTAGCCTTGAGCCTGTTGTGCCGCACCAGTGAGCTGGCCGGTTGACGCACCATAGCCGGCGCCCAGCTGCTGCTCTGCTTGCGTGCGCCCTTCGGTTAGAGCTCCCTGGGCCGCTTCTCCGGTGTCAAGAATCGTCTCTTGGCCCGAGTACATATTGCCCTGCGTGTATTGGCCGCCCTTCTTGCCCGCAACGGCAGCATTGGCTGCCGCATCTGCAGCAGCGGATTGCGCTTGCGCTGCTGCGTCTTGCTGGGCGCCTGCGACGGCTTGGTCTCCCATGTAATTGGCGGCCGCGCCACCCAGAACGCCCGCACCAATGGCAGCGCCAGCGGGCCCAGCGAATGACCCAAGGGCGCCACCAGTGACAACAGCAGCAGGGACAATCAAATCGCTAGCGCTGAATGACGACTGGCTGCTGCCAATGTTGCTTTGTGCAGGCTGCGGCATCGCCTGCGTAGGCGCTGCTTGCTGCAACCCCGAAGGTGCCGCTAGCTGCGACAGAGTAGAAGGCGCTGCGACTTGCGGCGTAGCTACTGGCTGCGAGTAGGCCGCTGGGATCCCGGCGTATTGCGGCACAGTGGCAGGAGCCGCCATGTATTGCTGCAGCTGCGAGCCTTCCGCAGCGGTCAAGCCGCCCTGTTGTTGCTTCAAAAGTAGTTCCTGCAGCGTTGCCATGCGGGCTCCTATCTAGCAATAATTATTTCGAATGACTACACTAAAGATCCTCTTAGCATCGGCACCGATGTTGCCGATGTCCCGATCGTTGCCCCGGTCCAAGGGCCTGCACCAGTAAGAGCCCCCGCGGCCGCTGTGCTAAGGCACGCACCTTGATTCCAGTCCTGCCCTTGCCCGTACACAACCGGCTGCGTTGTCGCCATGTTCGTGCGAATTCCGGCCCATAGGTAGGTGCCCACAGGGATGGCGGTAGCGAATGCGTTGGTATTGCGCTTGACGCCAGTCGTAGTTAGGTCGCTGACAGTGCCGTCAGATACTAGCTTAGTTAGCGATTGATTGGCCTTGTTTGGCGCCGCAGGTGAAGAGAAAAACCCAACTTCAACCGTCTGTGCACCAGTGCCAGCTGTGTACACGAAGAACTCGACGTATTTCGGAGTGATTGCGCGGGTAGTGCGGCCAAGATAGACGAAATATGCCGTGTCGGCCACCATCGTAAGAAATGACGAAGGATGGTGGTCAAGCGGCGAGCGAAGGATATTATCAAACTGCTTGGTTATGTACCCGCTAGAATCGTCTAGCGTATCTAGCGCCTTCTGGACCGTGTTGTCTGCGCTGGTTAAAGCGCCGTCGAAGCTAGTCGTTGCCACAGTCACGCTCGCCGCGGCTATCGCTGCCGTGTCGTTACCATCGTGGGTATGTGTAAGCAGTGTGCGCAATGAGTCCGAAAGGAAGCGATACCACGCGCGAGCCAATGGGAAGCGAGACAGGACCGCGTCCGATAGGCTCTCGTAATTGCGCGGGATCACCGGCTTCATGCGCGGGGCTCGATGTCAGCAAAGGCCCCCGTTATTGCGATCACCTCAGTCCCCGCCGCCGCCGTCACTGTGATCACGAGCTTGATCGAGCGCTGGCGAAACACACCAAGGCGGGACCAGTAGATCTGACGATGGTAAGCGTTGGCCTTGTCGCTAGCCTCAAGAGATACCGTCTGCGCCGTCGTCCACGTCTCACCCAGGTCATCTGATAACGATAGCGATACTGTGGCGTCTGATCCGTCACCTGCCGCAGCTCCCTGACCTGGCTTGATGTCCAGGATGAAGCGAGACATTGCAGCCCGTTGCGATCCTGCAAAGAGCGGGGGCAGGATGCCCGTACGAATGATCGGCACGGCTGGTGAGTCTGTTGATTCGCCGATGAAGTTGTGACCGGGCGACAAATAGAACGTGTCGGCCGACCCTATATTATAGCCCCACGCCGCAAGCTTTGGCGTGCCCGTGCTATCGCCAGCATTTGCTGGCAGCGCGAAAGCCTCGACGAATGAAACGCCCCAGTCTCGGAAATGCCAGAGGCCCGATGACAGGTCAAAGACCGGGCTATCGTCGTCAACTTCGGCGAGCCCATAGAAATCGTGACCGCTGTCGCTGTATGTGTAGGCCTTCGTATATGGGAGAGTGCTGTTCGAAGGTATGGCATCGATCACATTCTCGACGGCGCGAGACGACACACGTACGGGCTGATAGCCGTTTAGCATGTAGACTGCTCGATCGTCACCGATCCATAGGACTCGGCCGCCCACGCGGCGAACAGACGCAGCCACCAGGCAACCCTTGTCAATTAGCCCGCCCGGGGCCCTCTCAAAAGGGAACGCTGCGTTTCCAGTGTTAACCCAGACTTCGGCGCTATGCTCCCCGAAGAGGAAGATCTCACGCTGGTCAGAAATCACAGCGACCAAGTTGTCGGGGCTGCTGTCGGCGGTGGAGAAGTCCAGACCGTTGATCGTGGTCGCGTCATCGAGACCTGATATCCAGAACGATTGCGTCCCTTCCTCGGTGGCAATCAAATACCCATCTTGATAGGTAATTGAGCCAGCCTTGAAGTCGCCACCTGTCACATCGGCAACGGTTGTCCCGTCCGTGTAAATAATCTTAGTGCGCGTAGCAACCCAGACATGCGTTCCGTTGTCCCCCATCGGGGTCCACTCTCGCGATATTCCGTCTAGCTCATCGGTACCGATCTCGACAACGTCAAGAGCGTCTATCTTCCACAGCTTTTTGCCAACGGCGGCTATAACCATATCACCGAATACGTGGATCCCAGACGGGCCTTCTTCATCTACCGTCGTCATTTGCGATGACAGACCGGCAACCCTAAGCCCCTCCGTACCGTACAGCGTAAACGGAGACTTGGCACCCTCTGGATTGCGCTCCGCATAGAGATTGGTCAATCGCTCTATGGTCGCGAATCCAGTGTTTGACTCACGGGCAAGAGACACATCCCCCGCCTTAGTCGCCAAAGGTACGGGGACGCGGGCCATTCTAGAAGTACCTCGCTACAGTAAACGGCAGCTTGGCGCGACCGCATGCCTGCTCGGCAAGTGACCGCTCCGCTTCCCGCTTGCGAGCGGCCAGATCTGCGAAGGCCTGGCCCACAATGCCGAACGGGGCAGCGCAGTCATGCGCCACCACGTCACGCAAAGGAACCTGGGCCCACTCTGGCACAGCGGTCAGCTTGAACGGGGCCAATCCCACCTTGTCTAGGCGGTCATGCACCGAATCAAGGATCTCGCCGACCAGGGTCGAGTCCGCAGCTACTGGAGTCTGCCCGGTCGCCACAACGCCCAGGCCCTCGAGGACTCGGGCGATCATGGCGTCGCGGTTTAGCGTCGCCACCTAGAACCCCTTGCGCGGCCGTCCGCGGCGCTTGGGCTCTGCCTCTTTCTCCTCTTCGTCAGCGATCGCGGCTTCGATCTTAGGCTCTACTTCGCGCACCTCAAAGTGTGCTAGAGCCATCGCCTTGCGGATCAAGGACTTGTCCGAAGTCTTGACCTCTTCACCCTTGGGGAATTCGACGCCCCAGAGAGTCACGGCGGGCAGCTCCTTGAACGTCGTCACAGCCTCTTGAATGAGGGGCTGGCGACGATCTTCTTTGCCGTCCATTCCTCGCGGGTACTTCTGCGGCTTCACTTCGTGGTCCATCGCGCCGCCCTTGTAAATCAAGATCGCCATACAGAACCCCTACTTATGAGAGAAACAAGGGGGCGCCCTAGCACTACGCCAGAGCGCCCCACCTGCTTTTAACTACTAGCTGTCAGCAACGCCCGAAGCGTAGATCGTATGGATCCCGTTCTGGAGGTTGTTGAAGGTGAGCTTCTCGACACCGCGGACTTCCGACACAGCAACGCCCTTCTGATTGCCGTAGTCGAACGTCTCTGTGGCGAACTTGCTGCGCTGACCCCACGCCAGGCCAACAGCCTGGGCTCCGCACATGAAGTGCTGGCCGACATCGGTGGTTCCGCCGTTGCCGACGTTCGAGAGAACAGCAATCTCGGGAACCTCGCGGCAGATAACGCCGTCAAGCATGAGGTCTGGATCCGTAAACAACGGGTTGTCCGAACCACGATCGCCAGCGTACTGGTGGATGGTCTCGGTGTCAGTCTTGAGGTCGCGGAATCCGAACGATTCGCAGAACATCACGAACCACTCACGCCCGCCCTTCGTCTTGACCGGCCGGATATGGCGGTCAGCCTTCTTGGCGCGGCGCTTGGCGAGCTGCACGATATCGAAGTCAAGCACGTCGTTCGTGCTGTCGATATTGAGCAAAGAGGCCGAGTGATCTGCGGCGCTGTAATTCGAGACCGCATTGCCGAACAAGATTCGGCCGTTGTTCGCAGTGACCCAGGCGTCTTTTTGCGCTTCAGTCGCGCTCGCATAGGCGGTCTTGCCGTCGAGGCATGGCGAGCCCATCGCGTTCAAGATGTCCGTGCGCAAGTCGTCCATGATCCACATCTTGAGCATGGTCTTAGCCGCGTCCAGAAGGTCAATGACGGTGTGCTTCTGCTCCATCTTGCCAACGCGAACGCCGTTGCGCAGCTGCTCGATGGTCAACGCATGGCCGTAATTGCTCAAGGCCTCCTCGTTGTCCATCAGGGTGTTGTCGCCAGTGACGCCCGTGCCGGTGAGGCGCGA